TCTGAGCAGCGGTTGCAACTCCGCAGGCTACAGCGTAAACTTTCTGGGCTACGGCTACGCCCCAGCTTGTGCGCATAAACATGCCTAACACGTTTACAACCAGCATGGCGCTGTTGAAAACCCGAGCTTGCTCGTCGTTTAACAAGCCAAACTGGTGGGCTATATGCCCAATAGCTGTTCCAGTAGCTCCTAAACCAGCAATAGCCGAGCCAAGGCTTTTAATCCGCACACTTAAAGCTTCAGCATCAGTTTGGATGCGGGCGAACTCGTGGCTTGCACGGTTGACGGCACGAATGGTGACGGCTATTTCTCTGAAGCTCATTGTAAAACAGCCTCCGCTTTGGCTTGGTCGATAGCTTCGCAGATGATCTGTTCAAGTCTTGGTAAATGCTCTTGAATTGCTGGGTAAAGGTATGGCTGGGCTTGCATGTAGCGGGTGCCAAACTCGACAAATAAGGCGTATGTGGCTTCTGCGCCTATTTCGGCAACCCATTCCTGGATTTTCGCGTAAATGCTGCTGCGCAAGTGTCCCGTTCTTACTGGTGCAAGCTGTTTAGCTAAGGCTTTTACGTCTGCAGCCCAGCTTGCCAAAAGCCTATGCACATGGCGTTGTATTCCGCTGTCAAACTGCTGCATGGCTTGCTTAAACTCTTCTATGCCTTCAATGTCGCACATTATTTCGATCGCCACTTCGCCTCACGCTCTGCCTTCTGTTTTTCCTCCTCTGCTTGGCGGTCTAACTCGTTGAGGATGACGATGAATTGCTGCACTGTTTTGGCGGGTTGCCTTCGCAACTGCAATGGTGTCCAGCCGAATTCTTTGCAGAGGCGGAACTCTGTGATGGCTTGGTTTGGTTTTTGGCGTCTGAGGGCTCGGATAAAAAAGCTGTCTCTTCCGTTGTTAGGCTGTTAAGCCTGTTTACAACTTGGCTGAACAATTCACCGAGGCCTATTGGGATGCCATCTTCTTCGCCGAGTAGCTTCTCAAGAGTTATGGGCTTGTTGGGCGGTTGTTCCCTAAGAGAAGCCCAAATGGTTTCCGCTTGGATTGCTACATAATCGCTTGTGACAACTTGCCCAGTGTGTTGGCTATATTTTGTGTATTTTTGGATTATTCGGCTGCGTTTAGCCCATGTAAGCTCTTGGAAAACGTATCTGCCAGCGTATTCCTTGCCGAAGCGCTCGTCTATTTCAACGATGTCTTTTCGCATTCTGAATCATCTCCATGATTGCTAAACGGTTTTTGATGGCGGTGTTAACGTCTTCAAGGATGATTTCCTGCATCCATTTTGGCATTTTTAATATGCGGATGCCAAGTTTTTCCCACATTTGAAGCCACTTTTTGCGCAATTCGGCTTCTCGCCCGAAATTTTCTAAAATGCTAACTTCAACAGCCATTTTAACCACCTCAGCTTATGAAAACGTCTCTTGCAACAAACCGCGCCTTCAAAGCCACAAGGTCTTCGAGGCGTGTAGGCGCCGATAGGTCTTCCCATTTGCAGTATTTGAATAGGGCGCTGTTAGAACCGCCAAGTCCAAATTTTAGGCTGAACTCCACATCGTTAATGACATCTTCAAACTCGCTTTTGTCCTCAAACTCGAAAGTGAGTTCGCCACTTAACTCACGATGGCGAGCTGGTAAATATTTCAGCAAGTGTCCGCTTGTGCTGCGGATTACGGGCACTGGTTTAAGATTGTTTTCGATGTTGAATTTCCAGTCAGTTATGCGTGTAACGTCTGTTAGGTTTGAGCCGTCTGCTGCGCCCCTCTGAACAAAGCTCTGGTCATAAGGAACCGCTCCCGCATAATCCCCATAAGTGGCGCCTGCAATTTTACTTGTTCCGACTTCCACGTCTTGTCCAATCAACTCAACAGTTGCCTTAACAAAGTCTTCAATGCCACATTCAACTGTTAGCTTGTCAATTCTCATGCCCTTGTAAAGTAGGCTGATTATATCTGTAGCTGAAGCAAACAAGCCCTTATACCAGAGCACTTGAATGCTTAAGCTATTCAAAGTTTGCACGTGCTGAATGAAGCCGATAGGTGCATCGCTTGGAAGTATATGGCTAATCTTTAATGTTGGTTTTCTTAAGCCTCTCTTTAGGGCTGATAGGTCTCGGCTGCCTACACCCCGCACTTTAATTAGGCTTGGGTCTATTCCAGCATCCACGTTTTCAGCGTTTACGCCAAGCATTGAAGGGTTGGCTGGCGTCTGTCCATAGGTGGATTCCTGCACGAAGTAAACACGGCATTCATGCGCTCCATACGTTTCAGGCATTTTCCCATTTCACCTCTCAAAACACGCTCCCAACATCCTCGAAAAACCATGATTTAAGAACAAACTCTGTTCTGAAGATGAAGGGTTTAACATCAACACAGTCAGAATCCCGAAAGCTGATGACGTCGAGATGTGTGATTCCATTAACCGTGACTGTGCAGCTTGCATAATCGCAATATATTATGGCTGCTGTAACGCCGTTGCTTGGGTTTGTCGTTCTGGCGATAAGCCAAACATACTCATTATCATCAATGTAATCCGTAAGGTTTGAGGTAAGCGTAATAATTATTGTTTCATCTGCTCCACCAGTTCCCGTTTGAGCGTTTTGCCAAGTCCCAGCCGCATGATTCCAAACCTTTATGATTACGCCATTCCCCGCTGGAGCCGTGCCGTAGCCCTCAAACGTCAAAACAATTTTTTTAACGGTTTTTTCACAGCTGCCGATTTTAAAGCAGAAAAGCATCATGGCATATTCCAAATTAACATTATGCGATTTAGAATGTCGAGTGTCATCGCTATACCAGATCTTCTGATATTGCTCATTTGTTAATTCGGTCCAGTTTGCATTTCCAGGAGCAAGCTCCGAAGGGGCTCCCGCTTGAAAAGCCTTGTGCGGTTCTCCACTTGGATAGCCTAAACCAACAAAATTGTATTCCGTTACGTTGGGCCTGTTGCGGTTCTGTCTTACAATACGGTTAACCTCTTCCACCATCTTCTGGCGTGTAAGCATGTCTTGACTCCAAACATTAACCCTTAAAGTGCTGAGACGTCTCCGAAGCCTACCACTCATCTCGATTTTGGTGTCGCGGCTCTCTGCAAGGCCTACGGTTATTTGTCCTTCGTAATTTTTGAAAAGTTCCCGGTCCAGCCATTCATGACTGACATGGATTTTGGCTAAACCACAGTCTTCCCTGACAACCCGCATGTTTTTGCTTAGAAGCCTAACAACAGTGTCAACTGGATTTTCCATTTCGCTCATTACCCTGCCAGCCTCCTACAATTAGCCTTAAAATAGGCTGTTTCACCCTTCCAGTCAAAGGCTTGAACGCCCAAAACCTCGTAGTCTATGCCTTTACGGCGAATCTTGTCATGTTGCCTTAAAGGCGTGAACGTGTACACAGTGAGGTAGTCATTGATTATATAGCCCGGCTCAATCAGCACTTCATCGATTCTCGCTGGCGAAACAATGGCTTTAATGTCTACGGGTTCACCGTAAGAAACAGTTTCGGCTGCTTCTCTGACTGCGTAAAGTGTTATTTTTTCGCCTTTGCTGCTGAGGACTCTTGAGAAGGGAGTTAACGGTTCCTCGTAGTTTATGAATAGCTTTGCAAGCCAGCAAACTGTAGCCATAGCCTGTCTGTTCTCAACATAACTGTAATCTGTATGCTTAACGCCCCAGAACATGAACTGGTTTTGGTGGTTTTCTATGATTTTCATGCTAAAGGCGAGACTTGGCTTGTCATGGTTCCGGCGTATTCGCCAGAGGATTCCGCTTGTAACCGCGTCATAATAGTCGCATGCTGGAAATCGTGTTATAACGTCTATGTAACCAGCCCAGCATATGGCAGGATTGTATGCTGGATATTGCGCTGAAGCTCGAATGCTATTGATAAAATTGTAGACTTTCTGACATGAGACGCTCCAGCCCTCGTATTCATACAGGCCGACTAATGCGTAGGCAAAGGGATCATCGTAAATCTCGTTTTCCGCTAAACCTACACGGTGCCACTTTGAATCTGCAGGCTCGTAATAAAGCCAAAGGTTTTCAAAGCCTTCCCGTAAAAAGCTTACAGCCTTAGCCATCATGGTCTGATAAAGACTTGCGTTTGCCATGTCATGCTTTTCAGCGAGCATTTTGAGACCTATAAGCCCGTAAAGGCATTCAACATCCATTTGGAGAAGCCAAGCATCTGTTATTGTGACGGCTCTTGCGAATCCGCCATAGGCTTGCTGGTCCTGCATTGTTTTTAGGAATGTCCCAGCAGCAAGTTTAGCCGCATTCAAATAATCCACGTCCTTCGTAAGCTCATAGGCTTTTAAAAGCGAAGGAATGACACGACAAGCATCTACGGCATAATAGTATGTGCTGTTTTCGGCGGATTTGAATCCTCCATAAGCCTTTTTCTGCGGGTCTGTGCACTGCTGCGTTAAGAGCCAGTCAGCAAGCCCAACAATCTTATCGTAAATAGCTGTTTTTCTGTCTTCAAACTGCTTGGCAGAGTAAGTTTCACAGAGAAAGTCTATGGCGAAAGCAGCTGCAAAGGCTGCTCTGCCCCAAGCGGAGTCTGGTCCAGACTCGGGAATAACATAAACGTAAGGCGCATAATCCATAACGAATTGGTAGTAGGCTTCGGGAACAGCGCCCACTTTTAGGGTCCCTCCAAAAGGCTTATGCCCAACCGTTTCTGGCGAGTTATGAACCGCTCAACCTGTTCTCGCAAAAATTCGAGTTGTTTTCCTGCGTCTGGAGAGACACGTAGGTCGCCTATGGTGAAGTCTAAGCCTACTGCTGAGCCGCCACTAACCTTGCAGTAGCAGTAGATGGCTGCCAAGTTGCGTATGGCGTTAGCCTCGGCTTCCGTGCAGTCTTCAGCATCAAGTGTTTTTCCTATTTCTTCGCTTAGGAAGGCTACAGCTTCGTCTCTGAAGGTTAAAGCGTCTTCGTCGCTTATGTCTGCTTGTGTTAAGCCTAAGCGTTTGCGAATTTGGTCTGCTGTAACCGAAGCCATGAATTATCCAATAGAAAGAAGCGCTTGAAGAGGCTAAAAAACAAATCTGAAACAGAATTTTAATTAAAATCTTGTTTAATGAAAGAAAATATTCAGATTTGCTTAAAACTCTCTTTTTCCGTCTTATTTTATGTGTGGTTATTGGCGTATGAGTAAGAAGGTGCTTAAGCAACTTGGCGATTTGCAGTTAGGCGATTTGATTGAGGTTACTTGGCTTGATGCTTCTCGTGGCAGGCTTGAAACTGTTGAAGAGTTGCGTGAGGCTGGAGCTTCTGGCGCGGAAATAGACCTGCCTGTTACCAGCTACGGAGTTTACATTGGAGCCTTCGGGAAAATTGCAAAACACATCGTGCTCGTGGCAAGCCAATGGCTTTTCGCTCAAGGTTACGGGCAGATTGACTGCACAATAATTCCTGTCGGCACGGTTGAGAACATTCGGGTTTTGTTGCCTAAGCTAATGAATGCTGAGAATGTTCAGGTTTGTCAGCAAGCCTTCATTCATGGAAGAGCCAGACGCCTCATGCGGAGAATAACGCTCTTGGGGAATGAGCAATGAGGAATCCAATTCGAGAGGCTTTAACGAGAACCATACAAATTAGGCGTGGTAGACGTGTGGAGGTTCCGCCAAGCCAGAAGTTGCTTTACGCGGTTTACTTCAGTCTTGGCATGGTTGGCTGTTTAACCGCTCTTGAGGCTGTGCACTTGATTGTTTTGGGAAGGTGGAACAGTGAAGTTTTTACGGTTATTGCTGGGCTTGTGGGCAACGTTACGGGGATTTTCTTAACGCAAAAAACGTAACTATGAGGGGTAGGTAAAATGGCTAAATTTTCACTTCCATTTTTGATGGCGAAAAGAATCGGTGAACTACAACAGAAAATAAAGGTTGACTCGCAAAGGCTAAGGGAGAAGCTTCTACTGGAGCTTGAGAAAATCTTTGATGACGCTACTAAAATGGCGAAGGGTGAAGTTACGGTTAACGGTAAAGAGCCAACATTGAAGGAGAGGCGAATGTGGGCGAGGGTTGCAGCTTACACGGCGCAGGTTATGCAAGGCATAGCAAAGGGGTTGGATGAACGTGAAATTGACGAGCAACTGAAAGAGTTGAGGCGGCTGGTTGATGAAGCAAAGGCAAAAGCAGGAACTGGCTACCCTGCATGAAGAGCTTAAAGCCTTACAAGAGAAGATTCCAGAAAACCCTGTTGCTTTTATGCGTGATTACTTAGGTTTCAAACCTACTGAATATCAGCTTGACTTGATTGACAAGTTTCAGAAACACCAGTTTGTTGCTGCAAGATGGTGCCGGCAAAGTGGGAAAAGCCACACAATAGCAGCCTTGCTACTGCATTATGCTCTAACTCATCCAAACATAAGCATTGGCGTAGTGGGACCAAGCTGGAGGCAGACAAAACTTGTCATACGCCGAATAAACCAGTTCCTGCGCAAAATCCCGAAAGGCTATTACTATAAGCCTCAACACACCATAGTCCGCCTGAAAAACGGAAGCGTCATCGAGGCTTTTCCAAATAATCCTGAAACCATCAGGGGACCAACCCTTCACATAGTTTACGCGGACGAGTTTAACTTCATAGCAAATGATCAAGAACTTTACGATGCGATTCTTTTCACGCTGGGCACAACAAACGGCAAATTCATATGCACAAGCACGCCTTGGAGCACAGACAGCATTTTCTGGCACATCTTCAACGACACAGCCTATAGCGATTTTGCAAAAAGCCATGTAACGTGTGAGCAAGCCTTAGAGCCAAACGGACCATTAAAACGGGAAATCCTCGAGAAAATTAAAAGGCAGTTGGAAGGTGATCCATGGCGTTGGCGAAGGGAAATGCTTGCCGAGTGGGCTGAAGACGAAAACGTATGGCTGTCACAAGCGCTAATAACAAGCTGCATAGACCACGAGCTTGATTACATAAACTTTGAAGAAATAGCAAAAGGCATGTTTTATGCGGGTCTTGACTTAGGTAAGCATCAAGATTATAGTGTTCTCTCCGTAGTGAAGGTAGAAGATTCTTCTATAAAATTAATTCATATGCACCAGTTCCCGTTAAAAACGCCCTACGCAAGCGTAATAGGCTACGTGAAGACCATATGCGACCGCTGGAACAGAATCAACAAAGTGCTTGTGGACATGTCAGGCGTCGGCGACTACATTGTCGAAGACATGATTAATGCTGGAATAAAGATGACTGAGGGCGTTAAGTTCACGCAAGAAACAAAAGAGAAAATGGCTCAGTGGCTCAAACAATGCATGGTTGAGAAAAGGCTCAAAATCCCCTATGACAGCGACTTAATAGCAGAACTAAACATTGAACGCTTCGAGCTGACAAAAGAAGGAAAAATCAAATTTTCGCATCCAGAAGGCACACATGACGACCGCTTCTGGAGCTTAGCCCTAAGCGTTTACGCAGCGAGAGAACCGCCAAGAAAAGAGCCCACATTCACATTCGGCTAACAAAAACTTCGCAGTCCATGAACTTTATCGTTTAACTTAGGCTAATCATTCCTTTAACAGCGATTAACAGAAGGTAGCCAAAACTTTTAAAGATGAAAATTCTATGAATTTCTGTTAAATTTGCGTGAGAGTTATTAGAGAATGGAGAAATTAAGAGAGGCTGTTGTTCATTTTGAGCTTTATAGGCTTTTGAAGAACTGTTTGGTTTTGGGCGGTTATTTTGATGTTTATGTTGAGCCTGAGAAGAGTGTGGGTGGCCGTAGTGCTGATTTAGTTTTAACTCGTAAAGTGGATGGTCAAGACAAGAATTTAATAGTTATTGAGGTGAAGGGTGCAAGGAATAGGTTCTCTGTTTATGACAGCAAAGCAAGGGAGCAGGTAAAAGCTTACGCTGATCGTCTCGACGCGGATTATTATAGTGTCACCAACGGCTATGTCATCTGGCTATTCAAGAGACCTCACAAAGATTACGGCTACTATCGATTTGAGCTTAGTGAAGATTGTGTTAAGCGTTTTTTGAACGACCTATTCGAGATGATTAATGGTGAGAGGGAAGAGCTGAGCTTACAGAAGGCTCCATCAATTGAGGAAATTGTAAGGTCAACGAACAACTTCGCTGAAACGATAAGGAAAGTTTTGGAAAGCCTTAACGGTCAGCATAATTTCCGTCTTGAAATTGAAGATAAAGGGAAAACGCATATGTTCTATCTAAGTGTCGGAAAGTTCAAGCGCTTATTCCGCTTGGGCATCCCACATGCACAAACCCACGAAAATAAACCATTTGTAGACATAAGAATAAACGCGTTAAAAAGAAAACTCGGCGTGGAAAACGTCAAAAAACTGCTGAACGAGCTGTCTAAAATCTCAGGTTTTGAATGGGTTAAAGACTGCAACATCAAAAGAGAATTCATTTGGAAATATTTAACCCCGCCTGAACAACAAAGCATGAAGAAACTGGAACAAGAGCTAACCAACTGGCTCCTAAAACTTTCCACACTATCAAATTGAATAAACATTCTCACATAACCCAACAAATATTTAAACCACAAAAATTGCAAATAATCGCAATCACCACTTTGTTCTATTAGCGATGATTAAAAGTACATTAGCTAAACTTTGAAGAAAAAGTAAACAAAATTGTGGTGGTTGGAGTGTTTACATTTCTCTGTTTAAATTCTCGGATAGTTTTATTGAACTTCTGAAAGGTTCTGGGCGTTTGAAGCGGCAAACAAGAGTGGACTCTTTTAGGGTTACTCTTTAAATAATAGAGAATTTAAGTTTTTATTAGGTCAGCCATGCGTCTGGTG